CATTCGGAACGGATTTTTGACCGCATCGATCAAGCACCGCATCTTCGACGCCGCCACGCAATTTTCCACAGAACCCCTCTATGTGGACGATCGTGGCGGCCTCACCCTCTTAGACATCCGCGGCCGCGCCCGCCTCGCCGTCCGCCGCTGGGGCGTCAAAGCGATCTTTGTGGACTACCTGCAGCTCGTCTCCCACTCCGGCGCTCAGTCCCGCGAGAACGAAGTCGGCTTTGTCAGCCGCGGTCTCAAGGCCATGAGCATGGAATTGGGCGTGCCAGTAGTTGCCGCCGCCCAAGTAAACCGCCAAGCCGAGAGCCGAAGCGACAACCGCCCCAAGCTCTCCGACCTCCGCGAGAGCGGCAGCATCGAGCAAGACGCCGACATTGTTTGCCTTGTTCATCGTCCCGCGTACTACGCAGTTCAGGATCAAGAGCCAGACCCACAGGACGCTGAGTTAATCGTGGCCAAACATCGCGCCGGCCGCACCGGCACACTCAACCTTACATGGCGTCCATCGCTTACCCGCTTTGAGAGCACCGCACCTGCGGGACGCACCAGCGACAGCGACGGCTCGGTCTACGCGCCGGCGAAACAACTTTGGGAGGCGATCAATGAATAGCCGAGCCAAAGGCGCCCGCGGAGAGCGCATGTGGCGCGATGAGCTGCGCGAAGCCTTCGGCGACTCCGGTATCCGCCGCGGCCAGCAGTTCAGCGGCCTTGGCGACTCGCCCGATGTTGTCTGCCCGTGCCTCCCCGACTTCCACTTTGAGGTGAAGTTCTGCCAGGTCGTGAAAATCCGCGACTGGATGGCCCAAGCCATCCGCGATGCCAAGGCCAAGCTCTTCCCGGTTGTCGCCCACAAACGCAACGGCGAAGAGTGGTTCATCACGCTGCGCGCCTCTGACTTCCTCACGATCCTTCGCCGCTCCGACTTTTTAGTCCCAACACAAAACCAACAACCAAGCACATAACATGGCATCAAAAACCCTAACCACACCCGTGGGCATCGCCCGCTACCCTCACCTCAATCGCCCGGACACCAAGTTCGACGACGTGGGAGTGTTTAAAGTCAACCTCGAGCTAACCGCCGAGGAAGCCGAACCGTTCATCAAGCAAGCCGAGGAGCTTTTCTCCGCGTTCGTTGCTGAGAAGAAAGCCGAGTTGAAGAAAGACAAACTCAAGCTCCACGCCGCGCCGTGGGAAGACAACGACGGACTCGTCCAGCTCAAGCTCAAGGTCAAAGCCGTGGGCAAAGACAAAGCCGGCGAGACCTACAGCCGCGCGCCGAAGCTCTTCAACGCCTCCGGCGACATCATCACCGACAACATCGGCGGCGGCAGCAAGATCCAAGTCGCGGTCTTACCCTACTGCTGGTACACGGCAACCTTGGGCGCTGGCATCACGCTGCAGCCCAAGGCTGTCATGGTGCATGACCTCGTCACTTGGGGCGACGGCGGCAGCGCCGTGGCCTACGGCTTCGACGTGAGCGAAGCCAAGCCCGCCGCCCGCAAGACCGGCACCGACGACGAAGAGATCACCTGGTAACCCTCATGCCAGCCAAAAACACCACAGTCAAAAGGGGGGCGGCAAAACGCCGCTCCCCTTCCAAAGCCGCCAAGCCGGTTGAGCCGGATCGTTTTACTGCAGACGGACGCAAAATCGTCCGCCTCGAGAAAACCCGCGCGCACCAGAAGTATCCGCTTAAAGACGGCACCGACGTTCCCGGCGCCTCAACCATCGCCAAGATCGGCGAGGACAGCAGCGGCCTCATCCACTGGGCATGGAAGCTCGGCATGGAGGGTCAGGACTACCGGAAGGTGCGCGACAAAGCCGCCGACATCGGGACCATCGCGCACTTCCTCATCGAGTGTTTTCTCCACAACCACGTTGCCGACCTCTCCGAGTTCAGCTCTGCGGATATCGAGAAAGCCACCATCGCCTTCAACAACTTCAAGCGCTGGTGGGATGACGAAGGTCTCACCGTTATTGAGCCGGAGGTGCAGCTTGTCTCCGAGGAGTATCTCTTCGGCGGCACCATCGATGCACCCAGCCGCGACCGCGACGGCAAGATCGTCTTGTTGGATTGGAAGACATCCAAAGCCATTGTCGGCGCGCACAAAGTCCAGCTCGCCGGCTACGAGCAACTCTGGAACGAGAACCGCCCAGACATGAAGGTCCAGCGCCGCGGTATTGTCCGCATCGGCAAAGAATCCCCGGATGACTTCGAGGTCGCCTGGATGTTCAGCGCCGAGCCGTTCTGGAAGGTATTCCAAGCGCGCCTCGCGCTGCACTACGCGCAGTTGATGCTCAAAAAAGCCGCCTAATGCAAACCGCCAAGCAAACACTAGACGCCGCATCATCCGCCGTCTGCGGAGCGCGCAACGAAGACTACGGCCCGCCCGCGGATGACTTTGGGACGCAGGCCGAGATGTTTAGCAGCTACCTGTCGCGCACTAACGGCGCGCAGGTCTTGGTCACGGCATCGGACATCGCCGCGCTTATGATCCTAGTGAAGATCGCCCGCCAAGCGCACTGCCACAAAGCGGACAACTGGATTGATGTCGCCGGATACGCCGCCTGCGGCGCTGAGTGCGATGCCCAGCAAGGCACCGCCGCCTAAATGCCCCGCAGAAAATACATAGCGATCATTCGCCGGAAGTTGGGCCGCGAGAAAGCGGACGGCTTAACTCTCGGCGATGGTCGCGTGTATATCGACCCGCGGCAGAGCGGCATTGATGAGATGGACACGATCATACACGAACTGTTGCACGACTGTTTTCCCCACCTCAGCGAAGAAGCTGTCGCCGAAGCCGCTGGCACAATGTCCCGCAGCCTCTGGCGCGACAAATGGAGGCGCGTGATCGAATGACCGCCGCCGGCTACATCCTCATCGGCCTCGCCGCAGGCATGCTTATCGGCGCCCTCGCCGCCTACGGCTTCATGTTCATCTGGGCGATCCGCTGCGGACGCGAGGAGGACTCGGAATGACCAGCGCAATCCTCATCGCTCTGGTCGGCTTCGCCTACTTCGCCGTAGCCATCGACCAAGCATTCATCCACCACAACTTTTGGAATGGCATTGTGTGGTTTGGCTACGCCATCGCGCAAATCGGCCTTTGGCACGTCACCGTGCAGCCCTGACTTTATGGAGAAGTACAAAATTATGACGCCGGAAATCGAAGAGATCGACAAGACGATCGTGCTGCTGAAAAGCCAGCGGCAGAAACTTGTCGCCAAAGAGGCGAAGAAAAAGGCGGACGCCCTCTGCGCTGAGATGCGCAAGCGCAAAGCAGCAAAATGACTTTCCTGACGGCTCAAGCGGGTTCTTGCCGGCGTTCATGTGGTGTGACGCCGCGGACATACCGGGATGCCCAGCTCCAGCGAGCAAGACGACTGGGGCGCCGTCACACTTTTCAATGATCTCTTGGCCGCCCCAAAACTTCCGCGTCGAGGTAGACGGCATCGGCACCTGCCGCGTGCTCTACGTTGTCGCGCAGGGTGGCCTCGAGAACGACTACGTCACCGTCTGCCGCGAAGACAGCGGCCGGTGGCTGACCGCGCGCATCGACCAACTCGCTGCCGCGGAGAATCCGACTTTGGACATTTTGGGCGCCGCGCCGGTTTAACCAACGGCTTGGGGAAGCTGGCGTTGCGCAAACGCACCGGCCGGCGCCCGATTACATTTTAGGAGAGGAGCGCCGCGGAGTCGGCGCAGAGGAGTGAGTGAACGAACATCAGACACGGTTTAAGCCGTCGCCGCACCCTGTCATGCAGGTCGATCTCGACTTGCTTGAGAAATTGGGGCCGGACGAAGGCTGGAAATATCTAAAAACGCGCGAAGAACTGATCGCCCGCGAGGCATCAGACCCGTTCCGCTATGGTTTTATCCCGCCGGTGTGGAAGCGCGCATCCGAATTGCTCGAAAAGCACCGCGAAATCCTCGTCATGGGCGGAAACCGCAGCGGAAAGACCGAATGGGCGGCCAAGGAAGCCATCAAGACCATGTATTCCAAGCCCGGGGCCGTCATCTGGTGCTTTCAAACGACCGCACCAAACTCCATTGAGCTGCAGCAGCCCCGTGTCTGGAAATATATGCCGCCGGAATGGCGTAATGCGCGCAAGGGACAGGTCACGAACATCACCTACAGCGTCAAAGGTGGCTTCACCGAGGCAAAATTCGTCGCCCCAAACCAATCGATCTGCATTTTCCGCAACTACGCCCAAGATCCGAGCACGCTCGAGGGCGGCGAGATCGATTTTGCTTGGGCGGACGAGCTGGTCCCGCTTGATGTCCTCGAAACCCTCCGTTTCCGCCTCGTTGACCGCAACGGCAAGCTCGCTGTGACCTTCACGCCGGTCGAAGGCTGGTCGCCGACCGTGGCCGACTACTTGAGCGGCGCCAAGACCATCACCGATACGGACGCCGAGCTGCTCCCGCTCAAAAACGACAAAGGCGAGGTCTCCGGCTACGACAAAGTGCCCATCGAGCAGATCAATCCGAAGGGGCGCCCGATCCTTTACTTCCACACGCAGTCAAATCCCTGGGCCGGCTGGTCGCGGATGAAGAAGGAGCTGCAGAGCGAGACCAAAGAAAAAATTCTCTGCCGCGCTTACGGCGTCCCGACCAAAGCCATCAGCGGCCGCTTCCCGCTCTTCAATCCCAAAGTCCACGTCATCCGCGCCTCGGATGTCCCGCAAGGCACCCGCTACCATTGGGTCGATCCGGCGAGCGGCAAAAACTGGGCGATGATTTGGACGGTGCATGACACTGCCGGCCGCATCGTTGTCTACCGCGAGTGGCCAGACCAAACGTCCTACATCGAAGGCGTTGGCTACGCCGGCGAGTGGGCGCTGCCAGACGGTAAGAAGCTCGACGGAAAGCCCGGACCCGCGCAGCAAGACTTCGGATTCGGCCTTGAGCGCTACAAAGACGAAATCCTGCGCGTTGAAGACGGCGAGGAAATCTTTGAGAGGTGGATGGACAGTCGCTACGGACACGCCCGCACGCTGGCCAAGGAATCCCCGACCACGCTGATCGACGAGATGGCCGACTTGGGGATGCTCTTCACGGCAACCCCGGGCGATTCCATCGATGAAGGCGTCAGCATGATTAACGATGCGCTGTCATACAACCCCGAGAAGCCGGTGGATGCCCGCAACCAGCCGAAGCTGTATATCAGCGAGAACTGCAAAAATGTTATCTACGCTCTACAAACTTACACTGCGGCTGACGGTAAAAAGGGAGCAACCAAAGACTTCATCGATTTGCTTCGTTACGTTTGCCTATCCGATGCCATCAATGTCGAAGGCGACATCCTGCGACCAACCGGAGGCGGCAGTTACTGATGGCGCCAACGGGAATAGTCCCTCCACCGCCGCGAGTGCGACCATGGCGAGGCCGAAGCGATGAGCCTCCGAAGTGCGGAGTCTGTACAAAGCGGCTTCGCATGGAAGACATCCATGGCGTTGACGAAATGCTTGGCCCGATCTGCCGCGACTGCGGGCCTCACGTTATAGCGGCTAACCGAGCGCTTTACCCATTCTATGTTTAACCGAACCAAAACCATCCCAACCGACCGCTACAACCCCGGCGACAACCACGACCCCAAGGGCGCCCTCGCCTTCTCCCGCGACAAAGCGCCGCCGGCATACCTCGCCGTGATGCTTGAGCTGCAGGACCGCATCGCCGACACCTCCCTGCTCGTCTCAACGATGGCTACGGCAAAAGAACCCGGATGGCTCGCCCATGCCAGCGGACAGCTCAACGCCCTCTTAGAGCTGTGGGATGCATTGGAACAGCGCCGCGCGGAGTCATCGAAGTTAGAGTAGTCACAAAAGAACTGCACATTCTGTGACACAAAGGGACGCTACTTGTGCAGAAGTGTTGCCGATTCTATCCACGCTCCTAAAATAGTGCTGGACAAACGTACAGTCCCTACCCATACTTAATGTATCAACGGTGAGTTGTGCCTTCATGGCACTGTGGTTGTTGATCGGACTGGTAGACGGACTACCTGGCACTACTTGGAGGTTTATCCATGGCGGAAGAGAACGCAGCTCCGGCTGCAGGTGACGATATCATTTCAATGGCTCTCGCGGAGCTTACCGGGCAACCGGCGCAACCCGAGGACGTGAAATCGGCAGAAGCCGAAGATCTTTCACAAACTGAGACAGAAGAGGAATCAGAGGAGAAATCCGAAGATACCGAAGAAGTTAAGGACGAGGAGTCCGAAGAAAAGGACGACGAGGACGGCGACAAGGAAGACGAGGCGCCCACGCAGGATAAAATCCAAAAGCGTATCGACAAGCTGACGGCCCAAAAGAAAGCCGCCGCTGAAGAAGCCGCCGCAGTCAAAAGCCAATACGAGGAAGCCCAAAAGCGCCTCGCCGAGCTGGAATCCCAAGTCAACGAAGCCGCTCGCCCCGTCTTGCAGCCGACCGCGGAGAACCCGCTGGCCGATGTGGACACACCCGAAGCGCTCGACGCCAAGATCAAGTCCGCGCAAGAAGTCCGCCGATGGGCGCTCCGTAATACGGACGGCGCCGAGGTCAAACGACCGGACGGCACGACCGTCTATGTGGACAGCGACCAGGTCAAAGACTACCTCATCAAGGCCGACGATGTTCTAACCATCCACGCACCCGCGCGCCAGCAATGGCTCGCCCAGCGTCAACCGGCCGTTGAGGCAGCCAAGAACCTCTTCCCCGACCTCTTCAAAAAAGGCACGCCAATGCACACGGCGTATCAGGCCACCATCAAGCAAGCGCCGGAGCTATTGAAGCTCCCGCAGAGCGAATACTGGATCGGCCTCGCCTTGTACGGCGAATCGCAGCTCATGCAAAAGCAGGCTGCTGATCAGGCCAAAGCCAAAGCCGCCAAAAAAGTCTCAGCCAGTGAATCATCGAAGACCCCGACACCTGTGAAACCCGTGAGCACGCCGAAATCTTCCACCAAAGGCGCGGTTAATACGGCCACGCGAAACCGAGTGCTCTCTGGCGCCGGCGGGATCAACGATCTCGAGGCTTACATGTCAGAGGCGCTGTTCAGCTAAACAAACCTCTAAAAAGAAAGAATTAATCTCATGCCCGCTACAGCAGGTGCCTTGTTCCCATCCACGGGTAACCGTGAAGACCTCCTCGACATCATTTCCGTTGTCGATGCGAAAAATTGCCCCATATCCAGTTCCGTTGCCAAGGTCGGCAGCGATTTAAACAATCCTGGACTCTACAGCTACCTCGCCGATTCGTACAACTCGCCCTCCACGGACGGCGTTGTCGATTCCGCTGACGTTTCCGAGTTCGATGACCCGACCAAAAATCGCGTCCTCCTCAGCGCCCGCGCGCAGAAGTTCCGCCGCACGATCAAAGTCTCCGACTTCCAGCAGAACGTCCAAGACGTTGCCGGTGTCGGCAAGCGCAAAGAGATGGCCCGCGGGACGGCACGCGCCCTCACGGAAATTAAAAGAGATATTGAGAGTACAATCTCAAGTGACAACGACTCCGTCGAAGGTTCCGGCTCTGTCGCGTATAAAACTCGCGGCCTCGGCGCCTGGATCGCATCGGGAGCCACCGCTGATTTGCCCGTTCCCGCTTCACAGCGCACGCCCTCGGCCAGCATCGACAACACTGCGACCACGGCTCTCACCGAGTCCAAGTTGCAAGACGTGCTCCAGAGCATCTACACGCAAACCGGCACGACCGACCGCTTGGTCATGGTTGCCGGCCCCGCGCTGAAGAAGGCCATCACGAACTTCACCCGCTTCACGGTGAACTCGACCAGCAACGTCTTCAACCTGCGTCAGACGACCCAGAACGCCGAGTCCGGCACCTTGGTCTCCAACGTCTCGTTCTACGAAGGCGACTTCTCGACTGTCGAGATCGTGCCCAGCCTCCTCTTGGCCATCAACGCCTCGACCGACGCTGAAAAGCACGCCCGCGGCTACATCATGAACGCCGATCACCTCATGCTCCGCTACGGACGCCGTCCCCGGTTCCAAGAGCTGGAAGACATGGGTGGCGGTCCTCGCGGCCTCATCGACGCCATCGTGTCGCTCGCCGTCATGACCCCGAAGGCCATGGGCAAGTTCAACGCGACTGCCTAATTCACCAACGAAACAACTAACTAGGAGAAATTAGACATGACCCTGTTTGAATTGCCCAACGAAACGAAAGCCGCAACCGGCTTTACCCACAAGGCGATCATCGATCACAGCGATCTCACCCAGTCGGCCGACAACACGGCCCAGGACGTGAAGATCATCACCGTGCCGGCCAAGAGCCTCGTCACCCGCGTGGCGATCCACCTGGCCACGCCGTTCCAAAAGACCGGCACCTCGGCCTACAACACCAACGCCGTCATCATCGGCGATTCCGGTGACACCGACCGCTGGCTCACTTCCACCGAAGTGAACGTCAACGGCAGCGAAGTGCTGGCCAAAGCCCAGCCCTCGACCATCCCGGCGGCCTACGTTGCAGCGACGGACATCAACGCGAACTTCGCGTCGATGGCCTCCTACGACCTCGCCGAGCTGGATGCCGGTGAGCTGCACGTCTTCTTCGCACTCACGCCGCTGGCTGAGTACTAAGACAAGCGTCTTGAAACACTGCGGCCCCTTCGGGGGCTGCAGCATTCAGGATGTCAGAACAAATCTTCGCCGAGCTGGTCGGCGACATGGATGACGAGTTAGCGCATCTCGTCAAAGAAGAGCTGCAGACCGGATGGCGCGCACAACAAGTGATGGCCGCCATCGACATGCAGAAGGCCAAGCAGCTCAACGACCGGCTCGAACATTGCACCGTCGAAGGACTCGGCCAGCACGTTATGGATGTGCCGGCCGATGCTTATTTCGCGTGGAAACGCCACCTCGGTGACGACTGCTGGTCCGACAAAGGATTCCGCAACTGGTTTAAAAAGCAAAACCCCGAGTCAGTCGTCAACTACACACCGCGCAACACCACCATCCTCGTCCCGTGACCAAACTCGACCGCGAAAAAATCACCCAGCTCATCGGCGACATTGACCAAGCCGATGCGGACGGCTCCAGCTACATTCAGCGGAAGCTGCGCAACTTCAACACCCGCTACTGCATCTGGCCCGGGCAGACTGAAGACGGCAGGAAGCACGCCGGCGCCTACGGCAAAAAGATTTTCCCCTGGGACGGCGCTGCGGACACCAAGATCTTCCTCAGCGAGCAGATTATCCGCGAGCGCGTCATCGCCCTCGTCAACGCCTTCTTCAAGGCGCGCATCCAAGTCCAGCCGGTGGAGAGCATGGACATCGACAAGCGCAACGCCGCCGAGACTGTCCTCAAGTGGCTCATGTTCCAGCACTGCCTGGATGACCTCCGGCGCGAAGTGCGCTTGGCCGCCGAGCTGAGAGAGACCTACGGCCTCGCCGTCATGGCCATCGACTGGGAGCAGCAAACCCGGGTTGAGGTCAAATCGTTCTCCATGGAAGACGCCATGGCGATGCTGCAGGAGTCGCAAGACCCGAACCTGCAAGCCCTCCTCGAGGTCGTCCTTGATCCTGAGCAGGAAGAACTCGCCGCGCAGCTCATGGGCGAAGTCATCCCGGCGCTCGGCTCCACGACCAAGGTCCGCCAGTTCCGCGAGAAGGGATTTGTCGAATGGGACGAGCCTTACATTTTCTCAAGCAAGCCCGTGGTGCGTGCTTTAGAAGCCTGGGAGGACATAATTTTTCCAATACAGACGGATTCAATTCAGAGGGCGTCCTTCGTTGCCCGCCGGGAGCTTCTCAACGAAGTCGAACTCCGCGAGCGAGCCAACCTTGAGGGATGGAACAAGGAATGGCTGGAACGCGCCGTGAAGCACAAGGGCGAGATGAAGCGCGTCCATCTCAATATCCACCGCAGCGACCAATTCCTCTACGAGCAACTCCGCGACCTCATTGAGATCTGGCATGTGTATCGCAAGGAGATCGATGACCGCACTGGCGCCGTCAAGGTTACCCGGACGGTTATCAGCTACAGCATCACCGACCAAGCCGCCGTGCATGACATCATGCCCTACCAGCATGGTCTCTATCCCTTCGTAGAGCTTCCCCGGGAACGCAACACGCGCCCTCTCCTCGAGTCCCGCGGCATCCCCGAGATTGTCCAGACCGCCCAAGAAGAGATCAAGGTGCAGCGCGACTTCCGCGTAGACCGCGCCAGCATCAGCATCCTCCCGCCGCTCAAGACGCCGGCCGCCCGCGGCAAATTCGACCTCGTCCTCGGCCCTGCCATGCAGATCCCCGAGCGCCGCCCCGGGGAAATATCCTGGATGCAGCCGCCCGCCTTCGACCAAGGCAGCATCGAAGTCGAAGCCGCCACCCGCGCCGACATCGACCGCTACTTTGGCCGCATGACTGAGGCCGTCAATCCAAACATGGCGATGCTCCACATGCAGGAGCTGGTCGATAGTTGGCTTATCGACATGAAGCTGGTGATGGCCCAGGTGATGGCACTCAGTCAGCAATACATGCTTCCCGAGGAGGTCGCGCGCATCACCGGCAATGCCCAGTTGGCATTCAACGCATCGCCCCAAGACATCCGGGGCCGCT